TATCATGATAACAATGTGATAGGATTTATACCAAAAACAAAACAACTATATATTACCAATAATCAATCTACTAACAATGTATTGATGTTTGATTTGAAATCTCAGTCTTGGATGACTGGTGATGTAACAAGTACTAATGATATTACTAATTTAATTACTAGAAATAATGGTGATATTAATTGGGTAGAAATACAATCAAGTGATGCGAAGCTTGTAAAATGGAGCAATACTCCATTTAGCTTTACAAAGACTGGTGTTATTATGCAATCTAAAGAGTTTGACTTTGGCACACCTATGGTTAACAAAAACATTAATACTATTTATGTAAACTGCAAACAAACTTCTAACATTACATTGCAAGGGTTTGGTACAAAAAGAGATAATACACCAGTAGCATTAACTGATATAAGCACACTTGACAATGCTACAAGTAGTCTAAAAACGCTTAAAATAGCTGTTCCTGACACTTTTAAGAACTTAGTGAGCTTTGGTATAGCATTGAAAAGTACAGGGGTTGTAAACGCCGATTTTGAAGTAAATGATATACAGATTGTATACAGAGATAAGGTAGTGCGATGACATTTGGTAAACAAAAAGTAAAAAGAATTTTAGATAGAATACATACTATTAAAGACAATACTCAAGATATTGAGGAAACAAAGCAGCAATATGAAACACCGATTAAGGTAGATAGAAACATACCTACAAACTCACAAGGGGTTAATGGTGATAGAAAGGTAGTAAAAGAAGGTAATGATAATTACCTATATATTAAAGTAGATGGTAGATGGATGAAGACGCAACTTCAGGAGGTAAGGTAGCATGGCATCACAAGAACAATTAATATTAGCACAGTTAGGTGCTGAGTCAGCAGATATTTTTAAGAAGAAAGCAGATAGTGGCTCTGGATTAGCTCAAGATTTAACAGCAGGTGCATTAGCAGCACAGTCATTCGATGAAGCTACATATGCTTTAGAAAAAGGCGTAGGAAGTTTTCAAGATAAGTTTATGTCAGGAGACTATGCACAAAAAGGTGGATTACTACAAAAAATAGGTGCAACAGCTTTTGGTCCTTATAGTAAAGAATATTCACAAAGTTATTTTGCAGAGAAAAGAAAAACAGACCCTACTATAGCAAAAGAAATGGAGCTATATAACCCTGACACAGGAAAGGTAGAAAGCGTAGACTTGACTAAAAAAGTATTTGATAGTGCTCCTGATAGACCAGACGTTCAAGGAACAATGGGATTAAGTGGAGCTGACCCAGCTAGACAAGAAGATTTAGCAGGAGATTTGCAAATAGATGAAGTTGGAGTAGATGTTAGAGCACCTATGAGACCAGTAAAACCTTTTGTAGGTAACCTACCAAGCTCTGATGAATTTTTAGATGACATGTATATGGGTGCTGCTCCAAAGAGACCAGATGCACCTTCTGGAAAAGCTCCTATAAGATTAAAAAATCAAGGACTTACTACAGAAGACAATAACATAGCTAATGAACAATTATTGTATAGTGGTACAGCAGATTTATTTTTAGCAAACACTATAGATACTGGATTGAGTTTAAATGGTAATTACACTACACCTGCTTTTGCAGAAAGTACTGGAGTAAATTTTAGAAATGTGATGCCAAAAGCTTTACCAAATCAAGAAGCGGTTAATGCAACTACTATGGCTGCTGGAGTTACAGGATTTCAAACAGGCAGGAGTATGAATGAGATTACAGCAAAACGAGGGGAAATAAGATTAAATAATTTATTGGGGATAACAGAATGAATGTATTAGATATTATATCAGAAAATAGAGGAGAGCAGCACGCACAAGTATTGCGTATGCACGGAGAAGAAGTTGCACAAATAGAATCTAATAATAGATTTGATGCGGTGCAAAAACAAAGAGATACCAATCAAACTAAAGGTCCTGGAAGAGGTTTATTTCAGTACGAAGTATCAGAAAATGCAATGGGTGGAGCTAAAGGTAGCGGTGCTTCTAAGACTGCGTTAACAAGATACAAACAATTTTATGAACACTATGGTCAGGAAATACCACAAGAATTTAAAGAAGAATTGAATAGAGTTAATAGTGACAATCCAGACTTTTCTAAATTATCTAGAGAGTTGCAAGAACAAATATTTTATGCAGACAAAGAAAGAGGTAAGATGCCTTTAGACGAATTAGCGTCAGGACAACTATCATTAAAAGATGCGTACGTAGACTATCATTGGATTGGTAATCGTTCTTCTCAAAACTATGATACTGAGAGAGAAAGAGTTTCAACCTTATATGAAGGCAAGATAGGACCAGTAGATGATATACAACCTATGAAACCTACAATGACTAATAATGAATTTATTATGCAAGAAGGTAAAAAAGCTGCATCAAAAGTAACTGGTACACAATTTAATATATTAAACGTAATGAAAGATTTAGGTCAAGTATTTCAACAATTTGATAAGGAGGAACAATAATGCCAATAGGTTTAGGTGCATTGATATCAGGAGTAGCTGGAGCTTCAGCTAAATATAAAAAATTTAAAAAATATGGCAAGGCAATATCTGCCATATCAGGATTTTTTGGTAGTAAAAAGAAACGAGCAGAAGAAAAACAAAAATTAACAGACTTTAGTGAATTACTAGGACAGCAGTATACGTCTTTACAAGGAACAGTTGGTGATGTACAGCAAGAGTTTGAACAAATGAGAGGTTTTCAATCTGAAGCACAAGGATTAGAACAACGAGCTGCAGTAATGGGGTACGGTGCAAATCAACAACAAATGGCTGGACAAATAGCAGGTACTGGATTATCAGGTGTTGGTGCTGGTCAAGAAGCTATGCAATTAGCTCAACAAGAGTTTGCTAATCAACAAATGGCTAGAGCACTACAGTCTCAAGAGTCTCAATTTAATTTAGGTTTAAGAGAAGCATCACGTATGCGTGACATACAAGCTGCAGGATTTCAATTAGACAGAGCAAGAGCAGAAAAAGGTTTAAGTAAGAAAAATTATGGACAGTCCTTAATGGACATGATGGAGGTATAAAATGGCAAGCAATGAAACAATTAAAAACTTAAGTACTTTATTAGGTGCGTTAAGAGACTTTAATCAACCTCAAAGAGAGTTGGATGCATATGCTAAAAAAAGATTAATAGATATGAATATTGAATCTGAGTTAGCTGAAATTAGAAAAGCAGAACAACAAGCAGAAATAGATAAAATGTTAACTAAAAAAGGCTTAGCTTTAGGTCAAGATATTTTAGCTCAGCAAGCTTTAGGCGAAGCACCTACTGCTTACGAAGCTATGTCAGATGCAGATAAAAAAAGAAGTAAAGACTTAGGTCAGGTTGTAGGTATAGCACCTTTAGTTCAGGTAAGAAAAGCAATGAAAAGAAGTGGAAAAGACTTAGAAAATGTTGTTAAGGATTTATCTTCTAGTGTTATAAATGTACATGGTCAAGCAGTAAATCAATATTACTCTGGTACAGCAGGCAAAAGTCCTGAAACAGTAAAAGAATTTACTATGTATAAACAATATTTAGACACTCTAGATTACGATAGATTGTCGGGAGATGGTAAATATAAATACGACAGTTTATATAAATATATGAATGAATATATAGAAGAATAAAATGAATCCTAGGTTACGTTATTTACAAAACTTGTACGAATCTGGTACTATTAGCGAACAAAGTTATATTGGTAGAGCTAATATGCTTTATTCTACTAATCCAAAAAATTTCAGTGAAGAAGATATAGACTTTATTGAAAAGCTTAATAAGGATGTTGGAGTAGATTTTAATAGAGATATGGCAGTATCCGAATCTAATTTAGGTTCTGTACTTAATCAATTTGCATCTGGTGTTGCTGAAGGATTTACAACATTAGGTTGGGCAGAAGAAGCTGATACTACTACAGAGGGCATTGCTAATAAAGTAGGACACCTTGTAGGTTTTGCACCTGATATAATAAGCAGTGTATTATCTATGGGTGCTTTAGTACCAGGTATTGTTGCTAAAAGAGGTACTGCTAAGCTAGCTGTTAAACGTGCAAGAGGAAGACCTACTAAAAAAGCTACTGAAGAAAGATTGCGTATAGAAGAATCTGTAGCTAGAAATACAGCACTCGCAGAAAAAAGAAGTCAACCAGGTCGTAAACTTACAGCTAATATGGGTAGTGCTGCTGCTAAAATTCAAATAGGTGGATTTAGACCATTTGCAAAAGCTATTGTAGACGAAGGTGCAGAAAAGGTTGGTAAGAAAGCAGCTAAAGATGCTGTAGAAGAAATAACAGATATTAAAGGATGGCAGATACGTTCAATACCAATGCGTATTGCAGACAAAGCTATTGATTCTGCTACTAATAAGATAGCTGATACTGGATTATTATCGCAAGGATTTTTTAGTAAAGCACTATTTAAAAATGAACAATTTCAAAAAGTAGCTAGAGAATCTGCACATCTAGGTGTAGCTCTTGGTGCTAGTGCAGTATGGAAAGGACCTAAAGCTATAGCTGAATCTACATTTCATGGAGCATTAGCAGGAGCAGTATTTGGTGGTATAGGTGAATGGGTAAATGTTTCCAGGTTAATAGCTAATCCTAAAACAGAAAAGCTAGGTAAAGATTCTCTTAAAATATTAATACAAAATAAACAAAAAGAAGAAATATTAAATGCTTTTGCTAGAGGTACTGTAGGTTCTGCATTCCAGGGTGGTATGTCTACTGTACAAGGAGCACCATTACCCGACCAAATGTATGAATACTTAATGGGATTCTTTTTTGGTGCACATACAAAATCTGTAAATGAATTAAAACTTAGAAAAATTATTATGGAAAATCCTATGTTAGATGGTACTGCTAATATAGGAAGATATAAAAAACAAATAGAAGCTGTTAAAGAGTATCAAGATGCACCCGCTGAAGTAAAACAAGAATTTGAAAGACACATTGAAGTACTATTTGAACAACAAGCTCAACAAAATCAACGTGTCATTAGTGGTAAAATAATAAACAGAGAAATAGAAAAAGTAGCAAAAGAAGAAAACCTTGATGTAACAAAAGTTAAGGACCTTAAAAAAGCTACAGAAATAGTATTAGAAAACGATAAAGTAAAAGATTTACCTAATGTTGATAGAACTATATTTAAGGAAAAAATAGAATCAGATAAATCATTTTTAAAAGAAATGGCTGAACATAAAAAAGGTAGACAAGATGCTTTAAAAGAATTAAACGAACAACTATTACAAGAACTTGGTATTGATTTTGCTAGTGTAATTGAAGCTCAAAAGTCTAGCGACATTGTAGACCCTATATCTATTAATCGTGCATTAGAAGGAGTATACAAAGAAATTAAAAACGATGCTAGATATGAAGGTTACTCAAGAGCAGATTTGAAAAGAATATTATTAAAGTCTGTTTACAATGCAAAAAGTTATACAAGTTTTGTAAAAGATTTTAAATCAATTCATCCAAATTTTGAAGTTAAGTTTAATCAAGTTGGAGAAAATCCTTTAAGAACATTTTTTATAAGAACTAAAACCTACGCAGAAACATCTGAAGTTGGTGTATTGGCAGACGGTACTCTTAAAATGATTCGTAATGGTGCTAAAAACTTAGAGGTAGATGCTGATGGTAAAAACTTAGTAGCAAAAGAATCTCCTAATGGTATTGATATACGTTACGGAAAAAATACTAGACTAATTGTAAGGTTGTTAGAAAAAGAAGCTAATAGCAATAAATATGAAGCACCGTTAGATATGTTGAGTCCTTCAGAAGCTATATCTAAATTGCAAAAACAATTATACAAAAAAGGATATTATATATATGGTGCACCCAAAGATAAGGGCACTATTATAGCACAAAAAATACCAGAAGGTATTAACCCTCAGACTCCAAAAGGTAAAAAGTTTTTAGATATGATGGTAGATATACTGCAATCAAAAGATATAGGTGTACCTAAGAAGTTTTTAAAAAAGAATAATGATAGACTATACTCTGTATCTAATCTTATTTATAAATTAGTTGATAATGGATATTTAACTGGTACTGGTGAATCAAGAAAACAAATTACAGAAGCTGTAAATGAATTTAAAAAAGATGTTATTGATGGTAAAATTAATATAGATGTATTAAAAGAAGTCAAATATGAACCATTATATCAAGGTAAAGGTATACCAGTTCCTTCTGAAGCTATGACAAAAGTCTTAGATAATCTTGGATATATTGATGGTCAAGTTAAAGGCTTTTTAAATATGATTGCTATCAAAGATAAAATATTAAAACGCTATGACAAAGAATATGAATCTGGTACTGACGGTGGATTAATTATAAGAGACGATGTATTTGATTTAATTACAGACGTATTTGGTATGTCAAGACAAAATGGTTTTATTAAACCTGTTGTAAGAGCTAGTGCTAGAGAAGGCAAGGGTGAAATACGTGGTAAGGTTGGTGGATTTAGACCAGAGTCTGAAGGTTTAAATAAGTTTATGATGGATAACAATATACATATGATGATGTATGGAAGCGGATTGAAATCTAAAGGAAAACTTTCATTAAATGAATTAGTAGATGGTAAAAATGATACATGGTCATTAAAAGAGTCTGTGGATATTGCTAAAATAAGAGCAGAAGAATTGTTAATAAATCCTGATGTAAATGATTATGTATTTAAAAATCTTATTGAGATTAACGAAAGAGGTATGTTAAAAATATATAAACAGCTTCTTGATAAGAATACATTTCAAGATTTTCCTGTAGAATATTTTAACGCAGTTGAAGTATTAAAAGAAAAGATGATGGCAGGAAATGAAGCAGCTACAAAAAAGTTTATAGAAAGTGGACAAGACTTTGTAGAATTTAGAGTTGATGACATATCTATACAGTCATTGGTGGATTCATTAATTGACAATCCTGTATCTTTAAAATCTAAAAAAATAATTAGAGACATATTAGAAAATACCAGACAAGATGAAATGGATTTGTCTGATAGTATGTCTATTGACTCTGCAGACTTGGTTGAGTTAGGTCTTACCCCAGAGATATTAAAAAGAACTAACCACGCCTTTAACACACAGCTTGAATACAAAAACTTTATAAGTAATAAACTCGCTAGATATATACTTAGTAGAGGTAATCAAATAAAAGTTAAGCATGGATTTAAAGCATACTCTGGATTATACACACAGAAAATGCAAAAAGATTTTAATCTAAAAGACAATGAGTTTATGCTAGGTGATTCTATGCGTGATATGTTAATTACAGTAAAAGGAGTTAAAGAACCAGTAAGACTAGAGGATGCTTTTGATACATTTCAAAAATTAAACTATAGGTCTAATAGAAAAGAGTATATGGCCTACAAAGAAGCATTAACCTATCTTATTATGAGAACACCAAATAGTGGTAATGGTGGTGTTCGTGCATTAGAGTTTGTTGGATTTAAAAAGAAAGGTGGATTTAACTTTTTTGCTAATGAATTAAATAGTGAATACCTTGGTGGTAAAGACAATGATGGTGATACTGTTACTGGGTATCAGTCATTACCAGGTGTTATGAAGAAATCATTTGGTAAAGATAATGTATTTTATGAACTAAATGATGGTGATGTAAATAAACCTACTAAAGATTTAAAAGCTATGGAAGATAAATACAATCCTGGTAAAACTATAGCAGATACTAGATACGGTATAGACTTCGGAGAGTCTCCTACTGGCAGTATAATTACTAAAGTTATATCAGGAATGCAATCAGGTGCTGATGTAGCTGGATTGTATGCAGCAGAAGCTTTGGGTATATCTACAGGTGGTAATGGAACCAAAGGACATATAAGTGAAGCTGGTAAAACACCAAAAGAAAGGACAGAATTAGCTAAAAGATTTAATATTGAAGAAGGTCAAAGCACAAGCTTACCTCAAAGAACTATGAAAAACGTTGTAGATTCTAATGCTACTATTGCATTTAGAACTCAAGCTTCTGTAGGAACGGATAAGACAATAGGATTTGCACAAACAGGTAAATGGTCTAAGGGTAATACTAAAGAAGGTATTTATAATGATGGATATAAACCTGTATTAGTTTTAAATAGTACTAACTCTTCAGCTAAAAATATAAAACTTATAAAAGATTTTATTAAACAAAATCCTGGTGTAGTTAACATAGCTGGTTCAAGAGAAAGCAGTGTACCTGGCAGTCAAAAACAAATACAAAAACTTTTAGAAATTTCTTTTAAAGAGTTACAATCTGAAAAAGTAAGCAAGAAAACATTTGGTGAACAGCTTGGTGAAATGCTTAGTAGTGAAATGAGATTAAAAGCTGGTAAGGCTGCATACGAAGGTAAGAAAGCTGTTGGTACTATAGTAAATGCTACTACTGAATTTCAAATGATGTTTGATATGATTAAGAATAATGGTGGTGTTATAGAATTAGGTAGCGGTTATCAAATAAAAATTAGATTAGATGATTTTAACTTTTTAAAAGATGTAAGTTATGTTGGTATTAATACCGCAGTAGACTCTTCAGAGTATATATCTATACGACCAGTTAGAAAAAATGTAGAGCAAATGTTTCAAGACTTTTTTAAAGTAGAACTTCAAGGACAAGATGTAACTTCTGATTTAAGTTGGTACAAATTTAAAAAAGATGCTTCTACTATTATGCCAAGTTTTAGAAACTTTGCAAAAGCAATTAGCAGTAAGAAAGAAGTAACTTTTAATTTGGATGGCGAACGTTCTTTGTATGAGCAAGCACAAAACTTTATATTTGAATGGGGTAAGTTTGGTCAAAAGGGTGATACCTATTCTAATTACTATTTACAAACAGCAAGAAAAATAGCAGACATTGAAATGACAAATGATATATTTAGTTTTGATTTTGCTAGAGGTCAAGACATAGTTGCAGCGTTAGATAGAACTTATAAGAATGTAAAAAACAGAAAGGTATTTGAAGAACTTGGTATTGCTGATTTATACAGAGATTTGAATCCAGATTTTATTTTAAAAAGCCTAGCTGAAGGAAAAAATTTAAGAGGTAAAGCTAATAACATAATAGGTTTAGATTTACTAACAAAGCAAGGTGAAATAATTATAGACTTACTTGAAATGGGTGGATACAGAAGAGATGGTATTGTTTCTGATTTGCAACGTGTTGTTGAAAATACATTTCTTATAAAACAAAAAGGGCTTAACAAAATAGATTTAAGCAAAGAAATTATTGCAGCTAAACAAGCTTTAACTAATACTATAGAAGCTAAGCTAGGTAAGGGTAAAAAACTTACAGAAAAATATAAAAGACAATTATTTAGATTCTATGATTTTGCATTGCTATCACATCCAGTAGTCAAACTAGGTGCAAATCCTAAACTTGATGTAAAAGTAGGTGGTAAAGAAATTACTTTAAATGAAGGTTATGACTTAATTAAAAAATACAATAAAGAAATAGATGCTAATATGCCTGCTGGAAGAGATATGGAATACAGCTCCGTTGTTAATGGACTACTGAAAGATATAAGAACTATAGAAAATTCTATTGATAGAATACAAGAAAAGTTTACTTTTGAATCGCCTGCTATTGACCCTTTAAATACTAGATTATTTTTTACTAAAATAGATGATGTATATAGTAGAGCTGCTGAAATAAATGCAGGTAAAAATGTAGAGGTAGAAGTAGAATCTGGAACTCCAAAGAAACCAACAAAAGAAAAATTAAAATTAGAAGATATAAACGAAGAAGTAGTAAAAGAAATAGAAAAAGATACTGGTGAAAAAGTCAATGAAATAGAAGTTGAACGTGAAGTATATAAAAAAATTACAAGTATAGATTTTGATAAAGCATTAAGCGATACTAAAATAACTACATTTGGTAGAATACAGTTAATGCGTTTAAAAAAGATGTTAAAAAACAATCCGCATTTAACTCGAACTATTGATGCTCAATATGAAATGTTTTTACAAGGTACAGATTTTATGACATTCCAAATATCTAAAGAGTTCACTGATGCTACTGCTAAAGATTTAAAAAGATTCAACGATTACATGGAAAGCATTATGGAACCTGGTGCTATTAAAAAATTCTTAACTAGAAAGTATATAAAGCAAGACCCAGATACTGGTCAATACAAAGTTGTTGGTGCACCTGGTTGGGCTTCACACTTTATATCTAATACCTTGAAAAATCAATTAAAGTTTGCTGTAATGCAAGATGTAAATCCAGATTATCAAAAAATAAGAACAGTTGTACTGGATAAGAATGGTAATATAAAACTCAAAGATGGTGAAGTACCAATATCTACATTAGAATACAACACTAATTTAGCATTAGCTTTTCACAGATTAGGTAACTCAAAAGACAAAGACGTACAAAATCAAATAGAAGAAAACTTAAGATTAGTAAAACCAGAAGACTCTAAACAAGCTAAAGATTTTAATTTGTTATTTAAATATTTAATGTATGCTAGAGAATACAATAATGGAAAGTTTTATTCTGGAATTAAAAATCAAGCACAAAAAGATAACATTACTAAAAAATATAATACCTTTAAAAAAGAATATGACAGAATGATTAAAGAAGGTTTAACGTTTAAGTTTGAAGCTACTGGTGTAGAAAAAGGACAACGTACACGTAAAGGTGTAGAAGAAGTTGGCAATATGGTAAATGATGCCTACACAAACTTAATGACACAAGTGTTAAACGATGTTATTAAAAGTAGGCATTCGTTCTTAAAAGATAAATTAAAGTCATTAGGCAAAAAAGTTAACGAATATAAAATACCTAAAAAACTACAGAAACAAGAATCTAAAACCAATGTTGAAGAGCAAATTAAATATGAAATTCAACAATTAGAAATGACATTTTTAGATAAAAACGGTTTATTAAGTGATGCTACAAAAATTGATGCACTGTACGCAGGACTAAGTGAATTAGTTATACGTAACCCAAGCCAAGCATTAACTAGATTACCTTCTATTACAGATGTAAACTTTTTTAGATATTATCAAAGATTGAATGACCATCTTTCAAGAAAGTTTCCTGAAATAAACTTTGAAAAACAATTAAGTAAAAAAGAATTTGAACGTGTAAAAACAGAAATAGAAGAATATAAAAAAATATTAAAGCCTAATAAATCTATTAGTATCGGTAGATATGAAGACTCTAAAGGAGTTGTTAGTCGTTTCGTACCGCATACAGGAGCATTTGATACTATAAAAAGAGCTGAATTAAATGGAAAAGCTATTGATGATATTATTGAAGCTAAGATAAACAGAGTAGCAAAAAACGAAAAACTATTAGCACGTATAGATGCAAAGTTTGCTACAAGTGCTAGAACAGAAGCAAACAAAGCAGAAGCTATAGCTAGATATAGAGAATATTTGAACAATAAATATGCAGGATATAGAACTAAAGGAGTTAATCCAGAAACAGACGTTCAAGAGTTAGCAGTAGTTGAAGACTTTACATTAACTAAACCTATGGATGTATTTAAAAGTAATAGTAATTTGCGTTCACGTGGTTCTGATGTTAGTTTACCAGAATGGAATGCAGGATTAAGTCACGTAGAAAGCTATGTTGGAGCTCAATATAGAAATCTTTTGAATAGTAATCTTTCATTAAAAATTAATAGTAATATTAAACGTTTTGTTAAAAAGAATCCATTCGGTACTGATAAAAATATTACAGAATCTTGGGCATACTTTATGATGGATGTTGCTAAAAATCAAATGGGATTACCTAGTTTGCGTAACTTTGATATCCATGGTATTACTAAAGATGAACTTGGTTTATTAAAAAAATATATGAACAATAAAATGAAACAAGAGGGATTAGGTTTATCGGTAAAAGATAAAGATTTCCTTGCAAGAATTGAAGCTAATGTAGGATTATCTGTTTTTCAAAAAGCAGAAATTAATACTTACATTAAAAAAGCATCTGAAAAGAAAACAATATCTCAAAAAGAAATACAGCAAAAAGCAGAGAACATGGCTTACAATCTTAGACTTAAAAATTTAAAAGATTTAGCACAGGGTAAAAATGTAAATAAAATAGGTAGATTCCATTCTGCTTATCAATTAATGACAGATGAATCTGTTGTAAACTTTACAGAAAAAATGGATAGAATCTTTGGTGGTAAATTATTGAAAGATGCTCCTACTGAACGTACAGCACGTGACAGATACATAGCTCAATTAGGTCAAAAGTTTAATGCACTTGAAGGTCAATTTGAAATGATGTCATTATTGTTTCACCCTAAAACATTTTTAACTAACCTTTACGGTGGTTTTACTAACACCATTACTGATGTAGGATTAAAGCCGTTTACTCGTGCTTTAAAAGATGAATGGTGGGAAGATAATGTCTGGGGAGAAAATACTACCTATACAATACAAGACTCTGCTACTGGTAAACAAATTAAAAGAAGCATTAGAACTAGAAAAGATTGGGAAGAATGGCAAGCATTCATTGGTATTTTTGAAGATATGTTAATCAATGAAGCTGCTAAAGATGCACGATTCCAGAAACAAGGTTTAATTATTCCTTTTGAGCAAGCAGCTAAAAGAATCAATAGATTGATTGGTGAAAAAGGATTAAGAACTAACAAAAAAATAAAAGAGTTTGACGACTTTGCAGATTTAACATTGAGAGAAGCAGCAAAAGAAGCTGGAGTATGGGATGCTATTAAAAATACTGGTGCTACATTTATGCGAAGCTCTGAATTTTTATTACGTAGTAGAACTTGGGATGCAGCATACATTAATGCTAGAAAAATATTAGGAGAGTTTGGAGAATCATTACCATTTGATAGTCCTATATTAATTGAAATAGCTAATAGAACAGTAGAATCATCTCAGTTTATTTATCATGCAACACAAAGACCTAATATAGCAAATACTTCTTTAGGTAGAGTCATGACACGTTTCCATCCTTATGCTTGGAATAGTATTGGTAGAAGAATAAAAGCATATAAAGGTGGATTTGCAGAAGAATGGTCTGGTGGTCATAATACACAAAGAGCACAAAGACAGCTAACTGCTGACCTTATGTCTTTAGCATTAGCTAATATATTTGTTGCTAGTATATTTGATTACGCATTATCACCTCCTATGAACTGGATGCAAGATACAGCATCATTATTATTTGGTGATAAAAAAGCAAGAGATAGAGCTTTCTTTAGTCCTTACCCTCACCCAATACTATCACCATTAACGATTGTTACACCACCAGTTGCTCGTTTTGTTTTGAATCCTATAACAGCATTATTAAATAATGACTTTGAAGACTTTCAAAAATATACATTATATACCTATGCTCCTTTTGGTAGATTCTACAGAGATGCTAAGAAAACAATTAATTCACCTGCAATGACTGGAGAATTTATGTTTGGAGTACCCGTTCATACTTTGCATAGAATGCGACAAGACTATTTATCTTCATTTGAAGAAGAAATGCCCGATGAAGAGCAAGTATTAGAGCAAGATGACAATTAATATAGGTTTAAGCTCCTAATCAATTCGACATTGCACTATCTTTATTTAGGCGATAGTTATATCAAAGAATTTATTTTATGAGCTTCTAGGGCTATTCTCGTGGACTTTTTTTGAGCAACTTGTCATTTTCTTTAGATAAATCACTTAAAATACGTTTTAATGGGAATGTATCTTTAAATATGATATTATTTTTATTATCTTCATATTCTTTGGTTAAACTCCAGGTTTTATTATCTTTCATTTTACTTTTCTTATTCCTTCCATTAATCTTTCTACGCCTACTAATACACCTAGCGATGTATTGTTATCACCACCAGGCATATCTTTTACACATAGTTTATTTTTAATTAGATATCGTAGTGCTTTTTTTAATAGTTCTGTATCAACAATAAGAATGCAGCCATCTTGCAGTATGTATGCCCACTTATTAGCTTTGGTAGTAGCAACACCAGAAGGTTTGCCTCTTGATTCATATTCTATATATACATTACCAGTTTGTTGAGTTTGCCTATCACGTTTTACTTCAACCTCAGAATCGTTTAATAGTTTAGCAATTTCAGTTTCACCTTCTTGACCAAACTTTAAATCGTATTGAAAATCAGAATTGTAATCCATTACAACACTAATAAAATATTTTGTTGTCGCATAATTAAATATTCTTCTTTATCTACTTCTTGAACTACAAATCCTGGACCAAATAATACTTTGTCTCCTATTTCTAGTTCTTCTGCTTTACTACCAAGAGCTACTACTTCACCAACATTTTCTTTGATTGCTACATCTGTTGTTAAAATAATACCTGCTTCTGTTTTATTTTCTCTACTCTGCTGCTTTATTACAACTTCATCTCTTAATGGTTTCATATTTTCTCCTTACTATTCCCCCTCTATTGTTAATATATTTATACATCAGTGCCAACCAAGTGTATTTGCTTTAAAAGGGTTAGGTGGACTTTCGCCACTCGCCTCCTTCAAAGCGTGTTAATAGTTGAGGGGGAATAATTATTATTCTTCTTCAAATAGTTCGTGTATCTTTTCTAGCATTGTTTTAATTATCTTTTGTTCACCTGGTGATACCCAAGGTGCTTTCTTGAAGTTAAGCAAAGCAGAACGCATAATCAACAATTCTTCTTTACTAAACTTAGTCATCACAACACTCACAGTTCCCTATTCTAGGTTGTTTGTCTTCTGAATCTCTTATTATCTTATTGTATTTTTCTTCAAATGGTGCTTCTAGTTTATGTAATACTTCTCTAATCATATCTATATCTAAGTTAGGCATCTTAACCTCCCTATATCTATGTTTGATAGTGACTATATTAGCTAAACCTTTTATCGCCATTTCTACTTCTTCTTTACTCAGATTTACTTTTGCCATCTTTTATCTCCTTCATCATCTTTATCCATTTTTTTAGAGGCATTATTATTAACGCATCTTTTCTATCCATTCGTGTTACCACCGCATCTACATCATCGCCATGGTACTCTGGATATAACCATTGTGCTATTTTCTTTCTTCTTTTTGCTTGTATGGTCCAATCCTCTACTACACAATCTACTACTTCACTATATCCTAGTGACCTACCATCTGAGGCATAGGCCCTCTTTGCAGAGAGCCCTTCCTCTTTAGATTGATTTACGATTTCTCGTTCAAGAGCATTGCCACGTATCTTATTTGGATGTGCCATTCCACAACCTCAAATTAAAGTGTAACTCAATAGGTCCAATTCCAAAATGAATCCCAAAGTGTTCTCCTTTATCTTTCTGATACGAAACACCAAACTTAAAGAAATACAACAATACAATCTCTTGTATCATTGATGCATCATTATTTACAGTATCTATTCTTATCATTTTAACTCCAATCTACTTGTCTAAAGGTCATTGTTTCGTAGTCAAACAATGATGTCATTTCAAACTTGCCATCATCTCTTGACTTCTCACTAGTTACTACTCTAGCTTTTTCGTCACGATTACCTTTAACCATTATTACTTTATCTGCTTTCTGTACTACGTTAGTACTACCTTTCAATGAATGCAATGCTATGGTGTTACCTGCTGCAGATATTTTGTTTACGTGATGCACAGCTATAATAATTATATTATGTTTCTGTGCCATTTCTTTTAATGCACCAATGATAATGTTTTGTCGTTGTATCTCAGACTCCACTCTATCAACGTGCACTTCATCAGTTGTATCTACTACTAAGATATTAGGTTCATGCGTTGCAATTACCTTCTTAATAGCTTCAATCTCTGGTGCTATTGTCATTACTTGTATATGACCTAACTGTTCTTTGAAAGATATATTAGGATTTGCTTTGACTTGATTGATTACCCAATCTTCTGTTTGATTGTTAGCTATCTGTACAAATCGTCTAAAGGTTAGAAATTCATTCATCTCTAATGAAAGGAATAACGTTTTCTTATTAGCTTTAGTAACTACATTTTGTACAAATGCAGATTTACCCATACCAGTATCACCAGAGAATACAACTAACTCTCCAGGTTTAATGATATAGTCTTGACAATCAAATATATCTGCCATATTAATTGACATCTTTGTTAAGTCATTTTGTAAGTATTCTACCAATGATTTTGTCATATCTTCAACATTCTTGATATCTAATGTGTAATCTTTTCTTTTGAAATGAATACACTTAGGGTCACAATATTCTGCCATAATTACATCTTGACATCCATATTGGTAGTTACCATCATATACATTACTTACTGTTCTTATTATTTCTTCATCATCCATTGTTCCTCCACTCCATTGTAACATACCATTTAAGGCAACAATGTAAGGAACACCTGCACGTTTGTATGTACTAGACATACGCATCATTTTCATATTACGCTGTCCTTCAACAGGACCTTCATTAAATGCGTGCTGCATACACGTAACTACCGATGTAGTATCTTTACTACGATATCTACCTGTAGATACAGCTTGCGATGTTGATACAATAAGATTCTGTAAGTATGGTTCTACTTCTTTATCTCTAAAGTAAGTGTCATACCAATCACAATCTTCTTCTTGATACGTCTTGTATGAATCTATATTAGATGCCATTTCAGTGACTTCTTCATAATCAAATTTCCAGATTCTGTGATAAGGAATAAATACCTTATACAATCCAGTCTTTTTATTCACACTCCATGGTGCTCTAATGATACGTGTTTTATCAAAGATACTATCTGCAAATGATAAATGTTCTTTCATAGTAAGCTTTACTTTTTCATGTAATACTCTACTAGGTTGAAAGCCAAATACATTTAATAGTTCTATATGATATCCACTACCACTAAACCATATGTTGACGTGCTTCTTGTTAATGCCCAGGTCTTCTATCTCTCCTAGGCATTGTAACAAGTAAGGTTGGAATTGGTCATCAGGTATATTCCCTTTGTCCACATCCAAGATGATTGAATCTAAATATGTTAGTCCATCAAATCCTTTGACTGTACGATTATTCTCAACATAGTCTTTCATAGTTTCATCAAAGCTATAATAGCTTCTATACATTTCACCATTCCAACAATGCTTTTTAATCATTTCGTCAAACTCTTCTACAGTACCAACAGTATTACGATTAGCGACACTACCATTGATTATTTCAATTATAGTCTCTTTATTTTCCATCCTTTTACCTTTGTATCTGAATTAATATATTCTTCTAACTCTATTCCTAAACGCATTAAAGTGTTACTTTCACGTATCTTTCTAAATGCTCTAGAATAAGTACTTGGGGTGTGTACTTTTTGATGTGCTAGTCTTCCGTATACAGGTACTTCGCTTTCTAAATCATAGCTAGCAAAGTGTCCATCGGAAGACTTAGCTTTAGAGTCAATCCATCTTAATAGAATGTCTTGTGCAGTCATTAAAATGGTAAGTCGTCAACCGACACTTTATCTGCACCAAAGGTATCTCCTGTTTGCGGTGCACTTGTATCAGGTTTCATGTAGTTCTTTGGATAACCTTTTGCAACTTGGTCCATAAAACGTTTACCAAGTTCATCTGTTTTATCTAAAGAAGATACTACTCCCCATGTAGCATTCTTGTATTTACCAGTTGATTTGTAATTAAGTACTGCTACCTCTTTACCAATCAAGGTTTCTACATTGACTTCTCCTACATCAGATACATTTAAATCAGCGTTAGCTGCAAGGTATAATGTATTAACATCGTCTGGATATTTTAGTCCAGTTACAATACCATTATTATCTTTTTCAAAGTTCTGATTGATGAATGCAGTATAGTTATATCCACTATCTACATCTTCATATTTTAATCGAATACTGCAGTCATTGTATTGAGAATCTATTTGTTCTATCTCTACAATTTTACAGTGATTAATGAACCAATTTTTATTGGAAGTGTTGGTCTTCACTTTTGTTCCAGTTATAGCCATTTACTTAGCTCCTTCTGTTTTCGTTAACGATTCAAAGTACTCTGTACTCTGACTTACTTTAAGTTTAGTATCAAAGAATCCAGCTTGTCGTTTCTGTTTGTATCTAAGATGGTCTTCTTCTGGTAGTTTACCTGCCTTAGCTGCATTGTTAGCTGCTTTATCCATAGCTGATAATGATGCTACTGTTGGATTAATAGCTTTTTGTTTAGCTTTTGCATTGTCTACTTCTTCTTTAGATGCAATAGCAAAGTCACCACCAAATCCTGCAAATGCTAATGCACGACCTACTGCTGATGTTTCACCATTTTCTAAAGCTGAAGTTTTATTTACAAAACCTGTATTATCACGTTCTGCTGCATGACCTA